GCTTGGCCAAAAGGATAAAAAATGAAACTTATTACTGAATTAACAGAAGAAGTTGAATTTATTTCTGAAGCTAAAGAAAGCGGAGAGAAAGAACATTACATTCATGGTATTTTTCTTCAAGGAAATATGAAGAACCGTAACGGTAGAATTTATCCTATTCATATTTTGGATAAAGAAGTCGGTAGATATATGACCGAAATGGTAAAGCACAGCAGAGCATTTGGTGAACTCGGTCATCCTGCTGGTCCAGCTATTAATCTTGATAGAGTTTCGCATATTATTGTTGATCTTAAAAAAGAAGGTCATAACTATATTGGTAAGGCTAAACTTACTGATACCCCAATGGGTAATATCGCCAAGGGTCTTTTAAAGTCTGGTGGTAAAATTGGTGTTTCCTCACGTGGTATGGGTTCATTGAAGCCAGGTAAAGATGGTATCATGGAAGTACAGGGCGACTATCGTCTTGCTACTGCTGCTGATATTGTTGCTGATCCTTCAGCCCCACATGCTTTTGTTGAAGGAATTATGGAAGGTGTTGAATGGATTTATGACCCAGTTAAAGATACTTGGTTGGAAGAAAAAGTTCACGCAATTAAAAGCAAAGTAAACAAAATGTCAAGAAGACAGATTGAAGAACAAAAGTTAGCTATTTTCGAAGATTATATGGCTACTTTAGCGTCAAGAAACAAGTTAATATAAATAAATTTAAATTCTAAAAAGGAGATTTTTCTAATGGCTAACAGAGAAACTAATTCTGATCTTCAAGAAATCTTCAAGGCAACCATAGAGGAAGCTAAGAAGAAGGCTCGTCATCACGGTAAGAAGCGTGAAGAAGAAGAGGAAGAAGGCGAAGAGGAAGAAGAGGAAGAAGAGGAAGAAGGCGAGCGCCATCATAAGAAAAAGATGGAAGAATCTGTTAATTTTAAAGAAACAGGTCGTTCTCTGCCAAATAGAGATCCAGATCATAAAATTGATATCGCTGATCAAGGTTATGGACCAGAAGCAGAATTACATGTTTGGCACCATGAAGGTAACACAATGGCTAAAGTCCATAAACAAGCAGGTGTTGGTAGCGAACATTATATTGCTAAGGGTGAAGTATCTCCATCAGAAGCTAAAAAATATTGGCTTGATGAAGAAACCACTGCTGCTGCTTCTCTTAAGCCAGGTGCTAAGTCTATTTCCGATCCAAAGGCTCTTACCAAATCAAAGATTGGTATGATGACTGGCATGATGCACATGATGAATGGCATGGGCAAGTCAGATATGGTCGACTTCTTCAACAAGGTTCATTCCCTATATGGTCCTAACAAGGATTGGGGTGTGGGTAATCATTCTGCTTCAAACCAAGCTTCAATTGATATGAAGGCATCTCATGCCGTTGCATCAAAGGGTCCAAAAACAAGAATGCCAATGCCAAAGCTTAACGTCAAGGAAGACGTTGAAGCTATGTTTGATGGCCAGGATCTTTCAGAAGAATTCAAGGACAATGCATCAACTCTATTCGAAGCAGCAGTAAGTGCTCGCATCATTGCTGAGCAGGCTCGTCTCGAAGAAGAATACGAAACAAAGCTAACTGAAGAACTTGCTGTATTTACTGAAGAAGTAAACACCAAGCTTGATTCATATCTTGACTATGTTGTTGAGAACTGGATGAAGGAAAACGAAGTAGCTATCGAATCAACCCTTCGTAATGAACTAATGGAAGAGTTCATGGAAGGATTGAAGAACCTATTCGCTGAGCACTATATTTCTGTGCCACAGGAAAAGGTTGATGTTCTAGAAGCTCTTGCCACTAAGGTAGGCGCTCTTGAAGAAAAACTTGATGAAACCATTACTGAAAACACAGAGCTAAGAGAAGTTCTTGTAGAGGGTAAGATGAGAGAAATTTTCGAAGAACTCGCTTCTGACCTTGCGCTAACACAGCAGGAAAAGTTCGCAGCCCTTGTTGAAGGTATTGAGTTTAATGGTGATCTTGACATTTATGGTAAGAAGTTGATGATTGTTAAGGAAAACTACTTCAAGAACGAACAGACTTCATATTCTTCTAATATAAACGAAGAAACATTCGAAGGCGATATCGGTACAACAAACAAGAACGTTGATCCCAGCGTAAACCGTTATGTACAGGCTCTCGCAAGAACTGTTAAGAAATAATTTTTAATAAATAAACTGAATCCTAATAAACCGAAAGGAAAACAAATGTATCTAGCTGAGGAAATTCAAAACAAGTGGTCACCTGTTCTTGACCATGATGCTTTAGGCACCATCAAGGACCAGCACCGCCGTTCCGTAACTGCAATCATGCTTGAGAACACTGAAAAGGCTCTCATGGAAGCTGGTGCACACGGTTCATACCAGACACTATCTGAAACATCATCACTACTTCCAGTTAACGCAATGGGAACTTCAAGTTCAGTTGCTGGCGCTGGTGGTATCGATACTTTCGACCCAGTTCTTATTTCTCTAGTACGTCGTGCAATGCCTAACCTCATTGCTTATGACATCTGCGGCGTTCAGCCAATGACTGGTCCAACTGGTTTGATTTTTGCTATGCGTTCACGTTACGCAAACCAGGGTTCAGATTACTGGGCAAATGGTTCTTCACAGGACAACGAAACTTTCTACAATGAAGTTAATACTGCCTTCACTGGTCTCGGCGGTACTACTGGTCAGGATGCTAATAACTTCGGTCAGGGCTTCAAGGGAACTATCCCAGGCGCAACTGGTACTTCACCACTTACTGCAACTAACACCTACAACACTGGTGCTGGTATGTCTACTTCAGCTGGTGAAGCTCTTGGTGTTGATTCTGGTAACGTATTCCCACAGATGGCCTTCTCAATCGAAAAGGTTACTGTAACTGCTCTTACTCGTGCCCTAAAGGCTGAGTACACTATGGAACTTGCTCAGGATCTAAAGGCAATCCATGGTCTTGACGCAGAAACTGAACTTGCTAATATTCTTTCAGCAGAAGTTCTTGCAGAAATCAACCGTGAAATCGTTCGTACTATCAACATCACTGCTACTCAGGGTGCAATGGACAATACAACTACTGCTGGTGTATTCGATCTTGACACTGACTCAAACGGTCGTTGGTCAGTTGAAAAGTTCAAGGGTCTTATGTTCCAGCTTGAAAGAGAAGCTAACCAGATTGCTAAGCAGACTCGTCGCGGCAAGGGTAACATCGTTATCTGTTCTTCTGACGTTGCGTCAGCTCTACAGATGGCAGGTGTTCTTGACTACGCTCCAGCTCTTAACAGCAACAAGCTCGAAGTAGATGATACTGGTAACACTTTCGCTGGTGTTCTTAACGGTCGTCTAAAGGTATACATCGACCCATACGCACTTGGCGGTAACTATCTAACTGTTGGCTATAAGGGTTCTTCAGCATTCGACGCTGGTCTCTTCTATTGCCCATACGTACCACTTCAGATGGTTCGTGCAGTTGACCAGGGTACTTTCCAGCCTAAGATTGGTTTTAAGACTCGTTACGGCGTAGTTGCAAATCCATTCGCAGAAGGTTCAGTAAAGGGATCTGGTCGTCTTGCTCTTGGTGGTGCAGGTACTGGTAACGTTTACTACCGTCGTGTGATTGTAAACAACCTAATGTAATATTAGGAAGAAGACGGTTTCAAGCCGCAAACTTTAAGAGGGGACTTCGGTTCCCTCTTTTTTTTATAAATAGTTGAAATGGAGAATACTATGACAGCTATAGATAACACACCAATTAATCATAATTTTCTTAGTCCACTTAATTTTAAGTTCAGTATTAAGAAAGCGCCACATGTTAATTTTTTTATTCAGAAAGTTAACATCCCTGGTATTTCGATAACAAATCTAATTACGCCAACTCCATTCGTTAGAGTTCCATATGCTGGTGAACACATCACATATGAAGATTTATCAATATCATTTAAAGTAGATGAAGATCTTAAAAATTATCTAGAAATCCACAACTGGATGAAAAGTATCGGAAAACCAGATGACTACGAACAGTATGCAGAAATTGCTTCTAAAGCAGTATATACTGGTGATGGTGTTTATTCCGATATAAGCGTTATGGTTCTTGCTAGTACAAAAAATCCAAATTATGAAATAGAGTATAGAGATGCTTTTCCTATAGCATTGTCTGCTCTTACTTTTAATTCAACAGATTCAGACGTATCTTATATCGAAGCCAGCGCTACTTTCAAATATACAAGTTATAATATTTCGAAGATTTAACTTGACATTTATCGAGAAGTATAGTACAATATACTATTGATTAAATGAGGTTATTATGAAAATCGAAGATATTGTAGAGCTCTGGAAAGAAGATGCAAATATAGATAGAACTGAACTTGGGGATGAAGCAACAAAAATCCCCAAGCTTCATCACAAGTATTATCAGATTTACATTCAAGAAAAGTTGGCTCTTCGTTCTCTCGATGCTGATATGAAAAAGCTCAAATTAGATAAGTATGAATTTTTTACTCAAGGTCATACAGAAGAAACAAGATCTAAAATGTGGGAGCTACCTGCCAGAGGTATGATTCTTAAAGCTGATATTCCAATGTATATGGATGCCGATAAGGACATAATTAAGTTATCTCTTAAGATAGGTATTCAGCAAGAAAAAATTGAGTTTCTAGAATCGATTATTAAATCTCTAAATAACAGAGGCTATAATATTAAAGCCGCAATTGATTGGCAAAAGTTTACTATGGGCGCATAATGGATATTATACAGATAGAACGTATCGACGAAACATATAATAAGATTCATTGCGAACCTTCTATCGCCTATGAACTTAACGAATATTTTACATTCGATGTACCAGGCGCAAAGTTTATGCCTGCGTTTCGTAATAAATTTTGGGACGGTAAGGTAAGATTATTTCAGGTTATGTCTGGTTTACTTTATGGCGGTCTTAACAGATACGTTCAAGAGTTTGCCAATAAGCGCAATTATCAAGTAGAATATCTAACTGATTTTTCAGCAGATGAGTTTTCTGTTAAAGAAGCAAAAGATTTTATTGCTCAAATTAAACCTACATTTGAACCAAGAGATTATCAGTTAGAAGCTTTTGTGCATGCTGTTCGTGAACGCAGAGCTTTACTACTATCTCCAACCGCCTCTGGTAAATCTTTCATCATATATCTATTAGTGAGGTATTATGCTAAACGTACTCTTATTATTGTGCCAACTACTTCTCTTGTCAGTCAGCTTGCCTCTGATTTTAATGACTATGGTTTTGTATCCGATCGCTACGTACATAGAATATTTGCAGGGCAAGATAAACAAACGGATAAACCAATCACCATCTCAACCTGGCAATCGATTTACAAACTCCCTAAAGAATATTTCGAACAGTTTGATGTGGTCATAGGCGATGAAGCTCATTTATTCAAAGCGAAATCTCTTACTTCTATTCTTTCTAAGCTTAGTAATTGTAGATATCGTTTCGGATTCACAGGTACTCTTGACGGTACTCAAACTCATAAGCTTGTTCTTGAAGGTTTGTTTGGTCCTGTTAGGAAAGTTACTACAACTGCTGAGTTGATGTTAAAGAAACACCTTGCTGAGTTAGATATTAAAAACATAGTTCTTTCTTATCCTGATGAAGTTAGAAAACTAGCAGCAAAAATGGATTACCAAACAGAGATAGATTATATTGTAACATCGCCAGCAAGAAATAAGTTTATTGTAAACCTCACTTTATCTTTAGAAGGTAATACATTAGTGATGTTCCAGTTTGTTGAGAAGCATGGTCAAGTATTGTATGATATGTTAAAGGATTGTGGACGAAAAGTATTCTTCGTGCACGGTGGTGTTGATGGAGAAAATCGTGAACAAATTCGTAAAATTTTGGAAACAGAACAAAACGCAATTGTTGTTGCTAGCGCAGGAACTTTCTCCACAGGTGTTAACATTCCTAGTTTGCGTCACCTTATATCTGCAAGTCCTTCAAAATCCCAGGTTCGAGTTCTACAATCAATTGGTCGAGTACTACGCCAATCATTTGGTAAAGATGGTGCAACACTTTACGACATTGCTGATGATCTAACATGGAAATCAAAAAAGAATTATACATTATTACATTTTATGGAAAGAATAAAGATGTATAATCAAGAAAAATTTAACTACAAAGTTTATAACGTAAACCTTAAAGTATAATATTTCAAACGGCACAATGTGATTATACTATGAGCAGCAGAAAAGTCAAGGGGTAAAAATGGCTAAAGCGAGAAATTATATTAATAATAAAACATTATATACATCTATGATAGAGCATAGAACAAAATTAAAAGAAGCGGTTGATAATGGAAAAACAAAACCACAAGTTTCTAATTACATTGGGCAGTCTATTCTTTTAATTTGTAATAATCTTGCAAAGAAACCAAACTTTTCTGGATATACATATAAGCAAGAAATGATAAGCGATGGTATAATTGATTGTATTGCTGCTGTGGATAACTTTGATCCAGATAGAACTAATAATCCTTTCGCATATTTTACTCAGATTGCATGGAATGCTTTTATTCGACGTATTCATAAAGAGAAAAAACAAACATATATTAAACATAAGAATTTTGAAAACAGTTTTCTTATGAATGAATTATGGAGTGACTCAGATAATATGCATTTGAAATCAAACGATTATTCTGATGATCTAATTAAAAACTTTGAAATCAAGTTGACAAAAATTAAAAAACCTAGTAAACTAAGTGGAATAGAAAAGTTTTCGGAGAGTAATGATGAAGAATCTACACCTAGTACCAGCTAATATAATGGATCTGGTAGAAAAAATTAATGATAAAACTATCAGAGAAAACGAAAAAAATAACTACGTTCTTAGATTAGAGGCGACGGCTGCATACATATCAGAGGCGCTTACCAAAAATGCAATGACATTTTCACAAAACAAAAAGAAAATTGCTAGATGAAAATTGCACTGATTACCGATACGCATTGGGGTGTTCGTAATGATAATATTGCTTTCATAGATAACAGTAAGAAATTTCTTGATGAAGTATTTTTTCCTTATTTGGACAATAACAATGTTCATACTGTTGTTCATCTCGGTGATCTTGTAGATCGTCGCAAGTATATTAACATTAATACTGCTCGTAGACTAAGACAAGATTTTCTTCAACCTTTAAACGATCGTAAACTTAAAGTTTTAATGGTCGCAGGTAATCATGACACTTATTACAAAAACACGAATGAAGTAAATGCTTTACGAGAAATAGTAAGTCCATATCAGTATATCGATATTCTAGATAAAGCGCCACAGATTGTTACTTTTGACAACCTTCCTATACTTCTAATTCCATGGATATGTGATGAAAACAGAAAAGAGAGCATTGAACGAATCCAGAGTAGCAATGCGCCGATTGCTGCAGGTCACCTTGAGATCCAGGGTTTCGAGATGTACCGAGGAAGCATTGTTTCGCATGGCGATGACAGGTCTCTCTTTGGTCGTTACGATATGGTGCTTAGTGGTCATTACCATCACCGTTCCAGTGATGGTACTATTTTTTATCTGGGTAGTCATGGTGAGTTTACTTGGTCTGATTATGATGACCCTCGAGGGTTTCATATCTTGGATACGGAAACTCGCGAATTAACCTTCATTGAAAACCCATACAAGATGTTTAAGAAAGTATGGTATAATGATATCGATGATGATTTTCTGAATAAACAAATAGATTACAAACAATTCAATGGAACAATGTTGAAAGTTATTGTCAGCAATAAGTCCAATCCATATTGGTTCGATAAGTTTATCGAAAATATTGAGCAGGAAAATCCATTAGAAATTCAAATTGTTGAAGATCATCTTAACCTTGCTCTTGAAGATGATTCTGATATTATTAATGAAGCCGAATCAACTCTTGATATATTTAAAAAATATATTGATGGCGTTGAAGCTAAAAACATTAACAAGAAACATCTTGAAAAAAAGATTGTAGAGTTATATAATGAGGCGTTGACCATAGAATGATTTTATTTAAAAAACTTCGTTGGAAAAACCTTCTATCTACTGGTAATGTGTTTACCGAGATAGATTTAAACACGCACGATTCAACTTTGATTGTTGGAGAAAATGGTGCTGGTAAATCCAGCATCCTAGATGCATTGTCATTTGTATTATTCGGTAAAGCATTTCGTAAAATTAACAAGCCTCAGTTGATTAATACAATTACTGGCAAGGGTCTTGTTGTTGAAGTAGAATTTTCTATTGGCTTAAACAATTATAAAATTATTCGTGGTATGAAGCCGAATGTGTTTGAGGTTTATCAGAATGATATTCTTTTAAATCAGTCTGCTGAAATGAAAGATTACCAGGAAGTTCTTGAAAAACAAATATTAAAGGTAAACCATAAATCATTTTCTCAGGTTGTTGTTCTTGGATCTGCAACCTTTCAGCCATTTATGCAATTGCCTGGCGGTCAACGTCGTGAAATTATTGAAGATCTGCTTGATCTACAGATATTCACAACAATGAATTCTTTGTTGAAAGATAAAGTTCTGATAAACAACGAACACATCAGTCAGGTAAATTCTACTAAAAAAATAATCGAAGAAAAAATTAAGCTTACCAAAGAACATCTATTAGAAATTCAAAATAACAATGAACAAATTATACTTGAAAAACAATCAAGGATTGAAGAAACAGATAAACAGATGTCAGACCTTACTGATCAGTATCATGACATAGATAATAAGGTTGTGGTTCTTCAAGAAAGTATTGAAGACGAACCTAAAATAAGTAAGCGTATCAATCAGCTGTCTCAACTTAAACATAAGATCGAAGCTAAACGTGCTTTACTTGATAAGGATATTAGCTTTTTTAAAAAACACGAGAACTGCCCTACGTGCACTCAAACAATTAGTTCTGAGTTTCGCGAAAAAACTGTTTCTGATAAACATAATGAAATTGAAAGTATCGATACTGCTCTTGAAGATCTTATTAAACAGTACGAAGAAACTAATGTACGTCTGAATGAAATTGTCGAAGTACATATGGATTTTAATAATTACAAATTAGAAATGCATAAAATTAAAACTAAAATATCTTCACTAATTGATTATCGTAATACTCTTGAAGAAGAAATTAAAAAGATCAATCAGAAATCTGATAACAAGGAAGATAATAAAATTGTTGATTTTGAAAATGAACTTGAAGAAGTCAAAGTAAAATTTAATGAATTGAATGAAGACAAACAAGTTTTGGCTGCTGCTGCTGCTTTGTTGAAAGATGGTGGCATCAAAGCGAGGATTATTAAGCAATATGTACCCGTTATTAATAAACTTATTAATAAGTATCTCTCTAGCATGGATTTCTTTGTTCAATTCGAGCTTGACGAAGAATTTAATGAGACAATTAAGTCGAGGTTTAGGGACGACTTCAGCTACGCCAGCTTTTCTGAAGGGGAAAAGATGCGCATTAACTTGGCTATATTGTTTACGTGGCGTGCTGTGGCTAAGTTGCGTAACTCTGTCAGCACTAACCTGCTTATTATGGACGAGGTATTTGACAGCTCTCTAGACTCGAATGGAACAGAAGAGTTCCTAAAGATAATAAACAACTTGACTTCTGACACAAATACGTTTATAATAAGTCATAAGACAGATCAGCTTTACGATAAGTTCAGTAAGGTACTTCGTTTTGAAAAACATAAGAATTTCTCAAGGGTGGTGTGATGTGGAGACTTTGGTCAAAAGCACTTGGTGAAAAGGCAAGCGAAGATGATAAAGAGGCTGATCGTGTAGCAATGTTAAGAACAGCAATTGTAATTTGTTATATCATTACAAATATCTTTATCGTAGCAGGAGTTATACGGCATTGGTAGTTACATTAGAACAAGACAAAGAAACAGGCGAGCTTATCCTTCCTATCCCAACAGACCTGCTATCGCAGATGGGATGGATTGAAGGAACAGAGTTATTCTGGATTGACAATGAAGATGGCACATATAGTTTGAAGGAAAAAATAAATGGAACTAGTGAAACACAACGACCCGATTCTGACGACGCAGTGTCAGTCATTCGACTTTCAGAACCCACCATTCGATCCGATTGAGTTTTCGCATGAACTTGTTAAAGCTATGTATGAGTGGAATGGCATTGGGCTTGCTGCCAATCAAGTGGGAGTACCTTATCGTGTATTCGCTATGCGCGCCCAGCCTCAAAACTTTGTATGTTTCAACCCGAGAATCGTACAACCTTCTGCAGAACAAATAAGCCTCGAAGAAGGATGTCTTTCTTTTCCTGGATTGATTGTTAAATTGAAACGTCCTAGGCATGTTCGTGTTCGTTTTCAAACCCCTAATGGAGATACTCGAACAGAAACATTTATTGGTATGTCTGCTAGAGTATTTCAGCACGAAATGGATCATCTTGAAGGAAGGCTTTACTTTAATCAAGCTTCGAGGTATCATAGGGAAATAGCTTTGAAAAAGTGGAAGCGTGGAGAAATATCTACGCTTAAAATTAAACCTGCTATCGGGGAATACAGTGAACATTTTCTACGTTGACCATGATCCTATGGATGCTGCACAGGCGCTTGTTGATAAACATGTTGTAAAAATGATTCTCGAGAGCGCACAGTTGCTCTCGACTGCACATCGAGTTTTAGATGGTGTAGAAATCGAAGGTAAATCACAAACTGGTCGTAAAACTAAACGCTGGATTCTTCCAGATGCTCGCGAGAGTATAATTTATACTGCAACGCATATCAATCATCCTTCGGCTGTTTGGTGTCGTACTTCGATAGAAAATTATGATTGGCTTGTCAATCACATGTTTGCATTGATGCGCGAGTATACTCATCGTTATGGTAAAACTCACAAGTGTTATGGTGAGATATCGTACATGCTCCAGTCACCACCAAAGAATCTTAAAGACTGGGATTGGACCCCGATGCCTTCTTGTATGGCAGAAGAGTATATTATTTCAGATAATCCCTTGACAAATTACCGAAACTATTATAGAATTGGTAAATCGAATCTTCACAAGTGGACTAATAGACAACCTCCGGAGTGGATCAATGGATAGATTAGAATGGGACTGGTTTATTGGATGCATAACTACTGCAGTTATCGTTTTAGGCATTGTAACTGCAATTTATTTTGGTTCTATTGATAATAGTCAAAAATATTATGCATCAATGGATAAATGTATTGCTGCTGGTGGTTCATTCATTCCTATGCGTGGAAGTGAAGCAATTTGTATTCAGGGAATAAAGCAATGAGTAAGATCCAAGATAAGATGGCTGAGTTAATGCAACCAATTGATCAGCAGATTATGATGTGTGATGACAAGAATGAAATTATGATGCTTGCTTGCGCTATGTTGCAGCGAGTAACTGAGATGTTAGACCCTATTATGACTATCGAAGGTCGTAAAGAACTTTTAAAGGAACTTACCTAATGTCATTTTATACAGACGTACGAGACTTTCATCAGGCATTTGGGCAGCGTATCGGCGAGAAGCCAGAGCTTCCTGATATAGAAGAACGTAAGCTCCGTATTAAACTCCTTGATGAAGAAGTATTCGAATATACAGATGCGGAATATGCAGACGACCTTGTTGAAATTGCTGATGCCCTTGCTGACATTATCTATATTGCTTGCGGCACTGCCGTTTCTTACGGCATTCCTTTGGATGACGTTTTTGCTGAGGTCCATCGAAGCAATATGGCAAAGCTGGTCGATGGCAAGGTGATTCGCCGTGAGGATGGTAAGATTCAAAAGCCTGAAGGTTGGACTCCACCTGATATCAAGGGTGTATTAGAAAAGTCACATCAAGAATATATTTGCAAGATAAATTCAATTACGCTTTAATCTCGTATATATACTAGTATATTTTATATGGAGAACGCTCATGGTTGAGGTACTAGTAAGAAAAAAAATTGACTCAGAAGAAACTCTTGGTCATTTTATCAGTAAAGAATATTATGATAGAGTAATTGATGCAGATTGCGATCTTTATGCTGAATCACTTGATGGGTTGACAAACGAAGAAAACATTATCTTCAAGTATCGTAAAAACGTTTTTACTAAAGAAGAACAGGATGCTGCTTATGCAGGTCTTAGAGAAGCTGCTGTTGAATCTCAAAATCGTGGTCTCGCTGCTGGACCTCGAGGAGATATGCTGGGTGCTACTGGTCGCGGTGGTCGTGATTGGGTTACTGAGTATCATCACGATATCTTAGATTTTTTGCTGAGAGCAGAAAATGCATTAGTTGAAGATGAAAGTATTGAATCTATTCGAATCAAGCATCAGTCTCCTTTGAAAAAAGAAGAAACACGTGGTCAGGTTTGGCTGCGTTCTGAAGTTTGCAAACATTATCCTGAGTATCATGGTTGGTTTGATAAGTGGCTTGATGATGTAGCAAAAATGCCACGTGCTATGCAAATTCAAGAAGCAACATTCGTAGTTAAGAATTATATTTCCGAAACCAACTATGCTCAGTCAGTTATGTCTGGTATCGCTGGATACTTTGATCGATATCCTCGTATTCCTTATGGTCGCGAAACTTCTTATACTGAAAAGAATCGTGAGAAATTTGCTCTTTGTTATCCTTATCTCCATAAGCTTAATTCTCAATTTCGTGAATTGATTCCTGGTAGATGGAAGGCGCAAAATGAACAAGCCAACAGACTTGACGATAGATTCCGTATCGATGGCACTGTGTTCACTACTCTTACTGTCAATCACAATTGGCGGACAGCCTGTCACCGCGATGCTGGGGATCTCACTACTGGGTTTAGCAATATATGCGGCGTTACTGGCCAAGAGGGTAAAGGCTGGAGGGGTGGTCAGTTTATTCTCCCTGAGTATCGTATTGCAATTAATCTCCAGCCTGGTGATATGTTACTCGTTAATAATCATGAAGGGATTCACGGCAACGACGAGCTTATCGGTGATGATAATGATCGCATGACGATTGTTGCTTATTTCCGTGAAAAGATGCTTGATCTTAATTCATGGGAATATGAGCAGCTACGTAAACAGTATGTTGATGAACGTAGATTAAATAAAGATCACAAGTTACAGCGTCCTTTGTGGAATGGTGTTTCTGCTGGTATGTGGGACGATCAAGAGTGGTTTGATTATATGGCATCACATAACATTACTGACCCTTATGCTTCTGCTAAATCTGCAAATTTAGAGGATTTTTTTGGATGATTGAATATCAAATCGCTATTCCTTCTTATAAGCGACCTGAAACTATCAAGAAGAAAACATTAAAGGTACTTGAGGCTCATAACATTGATCCTAATCGAGTAACAATTTTTGTTGCTAATGCTGAAGAATTGGAAGCATACACCAATTCTTTGCTTGGCACGCCTTATCAAAAGCTAGTGGTTGGTGTCCCAACCATTGGCGCCCAGCGTAATTTCATTGAGCGTTACTATCCAGAAGGTACAAGATTGATGATGTTTGATGATGACGTTGATGAAGTTCAGCGTAAGATCAGCGAACAAAAGCTCGGTCCTATTGACAACCTTGAAGAAGAAATTATCTTTAAGGGATTTGAAGAATGCGAAAAAGCTGGAGCCAAAACCTTTGGTATCTATGCAGCTTCAAATGCATACTTTATGAAGGAACGAGTATACACTAAGCTCTGTTATATCATTGCTTCTATGTTCGGAGTTATTGTTGAACATAGTGATGATCTTGCCAGAGTAACTAATCATGGTGAAGATTATGAATATTCGATTCGTCAGTATATTCGCAATGGTGCAGTTGTAAGGTTTGATAATTACACAGTTAAATCAAACTACTACAAAGAAGAAGGTGGATTACAAACTATTCGTACCAAAGATTATGTTTATAATTCAATCAAACAAATTGCAGATATGTTTCCTGATTATTGTACAATGTATATTCGTGAGTCAACTGGTAATGCTGAACTTAGATTGAAAGATACTTCAAAAAAGGTTGGCGCTACACTTGACAATTTTTTTGATTGAGGTTTTACTATGGAAATAGATATGGATATGGAAAGGGTTGAACCTATGGTTGAAGTTGTTTATGGTGAATTTCCTAAAGATAATGTAACTGCTTCTTTTGTTGATACGTGGCCACTTAATAGTAATGAAGATATTATGGAAAGCGAGGAAAAAATGGAAAACATTTCGTATAAGTATGATGAAGATAAGATTATCACTGAATTTGTTGCCTATATAAATGATACGTATGGTGAACATTATCAGACTGAAAACAATGTTCAGTGTTTTGATGCTTGGATTGCGCTAGGCGATTCGACCGATACGTTTCGTAACACTGCCATGAAGTATCTCTGGCGTTACGGTAAAAAAAATGGCAGCAATAAGGCTGATTTGATGAAAGCTCTACACTACACAATGATGTGTTTGTATGTAGATCATTATAAGGATGTAAAGTAATATGGAAATTAAAATCCCAATTGAAGATCTAAGAAACCGTAAGCTATTTCTGGCAACACCGATGTACGGTGGTATGTGTGCTGGTATGTTCGCTAAGTCAAGTGCAGATTTGTCTGCTATTTGTACTCAGTATGGTATTCCT